CCGCCAGTTGCGCCACTGCCGCCACCGACACCGGATCCGCTGCGCCCGCTGTAACCGCCGCCCTTGCCTTGACGGGAGAGACCTACGGGCGCACCGCCAAAGTTGAAAGATGCGGACGACAGGGCTTCTGGCCTTCCCATAAAGCCCTGCAACGACTGGGGCGACCTGGTGGGGCTAGGCTGTGCTTGAGCTGCCATATCAGACCGCCCACTAGCGCCTGCGTCGTCGGCGGCGTTGAAGGCTGCGCTGGCCTGCCGTGCAGCCATCTGTTTGTCGAACGCTTCTTTCGTCACGCTAACGTCGTGAAACGGAGAAAGTGTTCTCGCAACGGCTTCGAAAAAACCCATTGGCTCTAAGTCCAAATCCTTTCCAAACTTAGTGCCCATGAGTTCGCGTTGAGCGTTTTCCCTCGAAAGGCTCTGGGCAGCGTCGATGGCTGTGGCTCCTATGCTCAGGCCCGGAACAGCAGCGCCACCGAGGGCTGCGCCAAACTGCGCCAAGCCACTGTCGAGAAGTGCGCCGCTATTCGCAATCTTGCCAGTGCTCGTCTGCGCGCTGGGTCGATTGAGGCCGGCTGGTGAAAACCCGTCAAAGCCGCGCTCGGCGCGCGTGGTGGCAGGACCGGCGCTCCAAAGCAGCTTGTCTGATAGTGTGCCCATTAGAGCACTGTGATGTTGGAGCCGGACGTCACCGGGGTTCCGGTGAAGTGTCGCCCGCCGCCGAAGATGTCAGCCGCCACCAGGATGCCCGGCGAGGCTTGATCGTTCCGCGTCAGGTCGTCAGCGTAGTCAGTCATCTCCTTATAGGCCACGTCGTTCGGCAAGCCCTCATCCGATAGGAATGTGAACTTCGTTGCCTTGACCAGAAGCTCTTCGTCAATAACACCAACATCAGTGTCAGCAGCCATTGCGGTCTGGCCCGTCCCTCCAGAGCTTTTGCACCAGTGAGTGCTGATGTACTCAAATGCCAGTGCCTTCCCTGCGCCTGGCTCCGGGAGAATTAGAATGTCATCACCGCGATAGGTAAACTTGTTATCGCCGGTGTAGTTGAATGCCTTCAAGCCCTGCCACTCGACAGCGCCCACCGGACCAGAGACCAGATCATAGTCGCTGCGGTTCCAGAAGGTTTCAGGAATAAACCTGTCGAAATCTGCCGGCAGGATTGATGTCTGGGTAGATCCCCCAACCGACGTGAATGTTCGCTCTTTGCGGAGAACTTGCCACGCAACGCCCTTCATCAAAGCCCAGCCAGACTTGTTCACATATCGAAGCAGCTTCTGGGCATCTGTGGCTGAATTGCCGGCGACTGTAGACGGACGACTAATGCCAACCTCGTCGGCAACGGCTGTGCAAATTGTCAAAAGGGTCATGCAGCCTCCAAAAAAAGAGGGGTGGAGCCGAAGCCCCACCCCGGTAGTGATTAGTGAAGGCCGAGGCGACACGCAAGCTGCGGGCGCACGGTCTTGTAGCCGTAGAGGATGTCAAGCCTGCAAGGCATGGCATCGCTTGAGATGTCGTAATCTCGGACAAGGCGAACCGAAATTCCGTCAACGACTTCACGAGCCTTGAAGTCAACGCCCTGGGGCATAACCAGATCGGCAGTTGCGAATGCAAATGCGTCCTTGTGGTAACCCATGCCAACCGAATAGTCCGCACCGGAACCGATGGCGGTTGAGCCGTCCGATTCCAGTTTGAAGATTGCGGCGTTGTTGGCAGGCATAGCAGCCACGTTCTGGCGACCAGTCGTGGTGTACAGCGCGGGAGAGAAGGACAGAGTCGTTGCGCTGGTGCCGGTCGTTTCAGTCACAACAAAACGCTGCAATTCACCCGTGTCGGACTTGGTTTCCGGGTGGACGCGGTTGACACCAACAATCGTGAAGATGTCGCCCTTGTTCCATGTGCCGGCACCGGTATCAACGGTCAGGCTTGTGGAGCCCTGCGCAATGGTACCGGCGTCATTCACCAGATAGTCGCCAGTGCCATCATCCGTGCCGGTCGTGTGGATCGGCCAGAGGGTGTTCTGGTAAACATGCTGAAAGCCCAAGAAGTTCGGGGCGACCATGCCTTCGCGGTAGTTCTTGCCAATCTTGCTCTGGTCGTTGAACTGGCCCTTGACCGCTTCAAGCAAGTCCACGTTGTACTGCGTGGGCATGTTGAGGCAACGCGGCGAAATGGGTGCCAGGCTGTCGGTCAGCTTCTTCTGTACCTGAAGGGCAAGGCTCGTGGTTGCGGTGGCACCTACGTCCGAAATCTCGTTGTAGATGTCTTTGTACATTGACAGCGCATCGGCTTCGATGGCCGCAGCAAGAACCGAAGTGGCAGGTTCAATGATGCGCTTGCTGAAGTCGTCGAGGCTCAGGGTCAGGTCAACGGACGTGAAGGACAAATCAACGCCCTTCTGCGTCGAAACCTGGAGCGTCTCGCTGGTTTCAACGGTGTCCTGGGCACTCATGGTTGCGCCGCTGCGGACGACATACTCATTAGGCAGCCGGATCTTCAGGCTGTCACCAATCCGAGCGCCGGACTTTGCAAAGCTGTCGTCATACTGACGGTCAATCGTGCCGATGAAGTTAAGTTTCTGATGCAGCACACGCGCGACTTCACGCGTAACTGCGGTCGGGGTGAGGATAGTATTAGCCATGGTAGAAGTTCCATCTAAGGGATTGAGGGCGCATCACTGCGCTCAATTAGGGGTTATCCTTGTCGGTTAACCTGCTCATTCCGCCTGCGCATCCATTCTTCCGTTGACATCGAATCAGCGTCAGAAACCAGATTCTTTCCGGTCCTGCCACCCCTCGACCTTGACGGCTTAATGGGTTGTGCTTCTGCGGTTGTTGGCTTAGACGCTTTAGACGCCTTTGCCTTTGCGGCATCGAATTGCATCGCCTTCCACGCCATTTCCGTGACGACCGGATTACGCTGCCACAGCTCGGCTTCCCGTTTCGGGATGCCACTGCTGATAGCGTACTTCACAAGGTCGTTGGCGTGTTTCTCGGCAAAGCCGGGAATCCGTCTCTCGACTTCTTTGTGGCCCTCTTCCTCGCTGCGGGCAAGTGCTGCCTGCTGCAAATGGGAAGACTCGCTTTCCAGTCTTGAAACATCGTTGACGATGGCGTTGAACTGTCCTGTGAGTTGCGAGATACGATCAGAAACCTTCCTGGCTTGGTCTGGTTTAGACTGCCAAAGGCGGTTAATGTCGATCTGCTGCAACTGGGCAAGCTCTTGCTTCATCACGTTGCCGCGTGAATACTTCTCCAGTGCCTCGCCGTCCAAAGATTGGAGCTTTTGAACCAACTGCTCGCGGGCTTCAAGGCTCGTTCTCTGTTCGGATAGGGTCTGGAATTTCTTGGTATAGCCGGACTCAAGGTTTTTCGACATCTCCGCAACCTTGGCTGCAATCTCGTCAGGGATCGCCCCTTTGGGCACCCTGAGCTTGTCGCCGCCGAAGTTGATTTCGATTTCTTCTTCCTCGTCGCCCTCAGTATCGTCACCGTCTTCGTCGTCGGTGACTTCAACCGGATCGTCATCGGCCTCCGGGGCATCTGCCTCATCAGCTTCGATTTCTTCCGGTTCGACTCCCTCTTCAGGGCTGGTCGCTTCTTCTTCGCTCATAATCTCTCCTGGGGTAGGGCGCATCACTGCGCTCAATTAAAACAGTACTATTCTCGGGCCAGCATCACCCCCGCTCTTGCAATGGCGTCAGACTCGCCCTGGTCTTGCGCGGCAATCATCATTTTTGCCAACTCAAGTTCACGATTACGCTCGGCCTCAAACGCCTTCTGCGCTCGGTCTTTTTCAGCCTGCGCGGCAGCGTTCAACAACGTGGCCTCTTTCAACTCGATCTCTTTGGCCTTCAAGGCTGCGTCCGTCTGGTCGCCCTGCATCGCCATCTTGGCCTGCATGGCTCCCTGGTTTGCCTTTTGGGCGGCTTCAGTGGCCTGCTGGAGCTGCGCCTGGAGACTTGCGATAGCCTGCTGGGCCTCCTGCTGCATAGCCTGCATCTGCTGCTGACCCTGCTGCATCTGCAGTTGACCCTGTTGTTCCATCTGGGCGATCATCTGGCGAGCTTCGGGCGGCATGTCGTCGCCCTCCTCTTCAGATTCGCGCATCTCAGGGGGCAGAAGCATCTTCAGGCGGTTCGCGATCTTATCCGCACCAACGAAGTCCATGTGATCCATCAGAACGTCACCGATGTATGGCGCTGAGTCAGGAATGGCTCGCATGATTTCTGTCAGCGTTTGGCGGGTTTCTTCGCGCTGGCTTGAGAACGACGGGCCGGATCTCACGTCCACGTCATAGATGCCCATGCTAAGGTCATACATTCTCTCGCCGTCTGGCGATTGATTCGGACCCTGGCTAGAGCCCATCAAAAGAGCAACGCTCTCGGCGCGGTCCTCGCCCAAGATGCGGACGGTCTGGCGGTCCTTGTAAACTGCGGGAATGATTTCGACCAGGCACTGCCCAGCGTAACGGATCGCGCGATTGAGATTGTCGATGAAGTGGAAGGTGGACACGTCGCTTTCGCGCTGCCGAGCGTTGATGGCAACGCCTGACGTTTCGTTACTCCGGGCGCCGAGGCTGCTGTCATAGATGCCGATGATTGACTTCATATCGTCGGCGGAGTTCATCGCCTCTTGCAAAGCTCCAGCCGGCACACCTGCGAAGGGTTGGCGCTGGGGCATCGGCGTGCCTTGCGTGTGCATCAAATAGGGATGGCTGCGCGTGTTGGCGGTCTGCCAGGCTGCCTCCATGCCTTTGGGGATTGCGCCCTCTTGCATGATCCACGGCGCGCGTGGTGCCAGGGCGACCAACTCAGTTGACGCTGTGCGCCAGAAGTTGAACATGCTCTGGCTGTCTTTGGCCGATCTGATCAACGACCGGAAATGACGCCTGCCGTCAAGCATCACTTCCTCACCCCACACGGGGCAGATCGGGATGGTTGAGCCAGGCCAGGTTTCTTCTTCGAGAACTTCTGCGCCGTTGATCTTGCGGTGGATTACGGTGAAGGCATCGACCTCGCGCTCCCTGGTGATCTCAATGCCTTGCAGTTCAAGGCCGAATTTCACCTCGTCAGTGAGTTCGTCTTCTCGCAGGGTCATGCCGGTCGAGAGTTGGAGTAGCTTGCGCTTGGTGCTTTCCCGCAGCCAGTAGTCAGCCACCCGGACGCGGGTGTCGTCCAGCCATGCGTTCGAGCTGTAATCGTTGCCCTCAAAGCTGATCGGATCAGCGTCTGGGTAGAGGTTCTTGAACTCTTCCTGCGATAAGAAATCGGAAACGAACGCATAGCCCCAGTCGGATGCGTCAAAGGCCGTGCTGGCCGGATCCCAGTGAACCATCAGCGGGTTGGGGATGCGATGGATTTTCGCCTCAAGGTCGAACGAGTCCTTGTGAGTGAAATCAATCCCGATCTGGAAGAAACCGAAGCCCCCAGACGCGCTATGGTCAATCGCCGTATCATATGCAATGTCAGCGTTGCTCCGGCGCTCAATCGACCGAACCAGGCCGTTGATGACCTCCGCCGTCTCGACGTCCGCGCCGTTATCCACCGGGTGGACGGTGATCGCTGGCTTGTTTAGCCGGGAATCGTTCACGACCTGTCGGATAAATGACGGCAAGCGGTTGATTGTCAGGCAGGGACGGCCCTCTTCACGGCGCGTGTTTTTGATTTCTTCCGGCCACTGATCGTCAAGCCGTGAGAACTCGATGTCGTCGCGGGCGGCGACTCGGGCATCAGAGGTGCCGTCGTCGGACTCCTGGAAACGCTCAAGTGCGCCGCGCATCACATCATCGGTCGTGTCTGTCTTTTTCATTCCAACTCCAGGGGGCCGGCCATTATGCAGCGCGGCCTGGTGCCGACCCGCCAATTCCCAAGCTGATACCTATGAACATTAGTAAAGCGCCACGATGCCGGTTGCGGTCGTCCCGGTGCTCATAACCAGGGTGGGGCGCACCGGGAGCACGCTCCCAGCCTGAACCGTGGTGAACAGGACCGCTGTGGCGTCTCCGAACTTGAGATTCAGATTACCTGCCCCTGCGACATAAATGGCCCGTGGGGGCTGTCCATTAAGCAGGAGGCTGGTGGTGTCACTCTTGGTGACTGCGACGGCCTTCTGGGACGGATCGCTTCGTTCACTCATTCGCTTTCTCCGGTGGGCACTGGCAATCTTTGCATCTGCCGGTGGTGGGTGTGATTGGGTTGCCGTTGGGACAGCGTTCTAGCTCATCCATCCGCCGGCTCCTAAGTTGGGGATATGCGCGGTGCGCGTCTTGGTCTGTACCATCTGCGGAAACAACTCAGTCAAACCCCATACCGCAGCATCAACGCGGTCAGG